ACGTCACTATCGCCGAAGATGATTACCACGGTCATCCCCAAACCGAACAGAGAAAGGATGATGAACAGGCCCGTTACGAATCGAGCGAAAAGTCGATCCGTATCCATCATTCTCCTTTCTCAGTCCATGCCTGAGTCGTACGGCTTTCCGGTCAGCTTGGCCTTGAGGAACTGAATGGTCTTGATGCAGAGGGTGACCAGCCCTTCGAGAACTTGTCGCATGGTTCTAGTTGGTCGGAGCCGCGTCCCGATGCGGCTGGCTGGTGACGACGGTTGCCAGCTGGCAGCGATAGCACTGAGCCTGCTCCTCTGCAGTGAGCAAACGCTCCATGGCTGCTTCGACGTGCTTGGTGGCGTCGAGCATTCCTCCGGCCAGCCCGAAGTTCTTGCTGATGTACTCCATACACTCTCCTATCCTCGTGTGCCCAACTGCGCCTTTCGCTGCTCATTGAGCTCTCGATTGCGGCGGGCCACTTCTGCTCGGCTCATCTTCTGTGGCTTGGACTGCTTGACGTTACAGATCCGAATGAGTGTGAACAAACGGTTGAGATGCCAAGTCTCACACTCGAACGGGATCTGAAACACGGTCATCCAATAGTAGACGAGCTCAGAGGTGATGACCTCTCGAGACTGCGGTGCGCCTGGTTGTTCAGAGAACCACGTAGCCGTCATCTTGCGTTCGATGTACTCATTGATAGCTTCGACGTTCTCTTTAGAAAGTTTCTCCAGAAAATCCCCCGGGGGATTTGGAGTCACAACCATGCACTGAACATAGTCCAGAATCTCTTCCGGAGACTTGTCAGTCTTGCCCAAAAAGGGCTTTTCATGGATTGACTCCCATTTTGAAAGAGACACCAGAGAATGCTCCAGTTGGATCTCGACCCCGCCGGTCTCGACGAACTGTTGCTGCTCATCGTCAAAGGACGAAGTAGATCCGACTGTAATAGTGAGCATCCTCTGGTCCTCCTTCATCTTCTGTGTGCGCGCTAGTAGTCCGGTTACGAACCCCCCACCAACCTCAAAGCCCCGGAGAGTAGGAGGGCATAGGCTGGCTCCCCGCGACCTTTACCTGGGGGTCACGACTGCGCGCACGTTGCTACGGCCGCTCGAACGTCCAGCGGTCGTCGCCGACCAGGTTGTAGCCCGACGTCGCCGTCGCGCGCACCGTGGCCTGCTGACCGGAGTTGAGCGCGGGCTGCGCCCCCGGGGCCTTGTTGACGTTGCCGACCTTCCACTGGACGCCGGTGACGGCCGGGAGGGTGATGACGCCCGTGCCCTCGACGAACGTGGGCTGGTTGGACGCCAGACCCATGTCGACGCTGACCTCGCCGCCAGTGAACAGGGCGACGACCTCGTCAGGGGACGGTAGCCGGGGATCGTCTTCGGCGGTGCCGAAGAGCATGTCCTCGAGTGCCGCCAGGGCCGTCGGATCGGACGTCTTGGAGTCGACGGTGATCAGGGACGTGGGCTTGCCCTCGGAACGAGCCACCGGCGTGGTCGAGAAGTCCCACGAGAACGCGATCGCCTCGGGAGAATCGTTGACCGTGCCGTAGGCCTTCTCCGACGGAGAGGCCAGCGCGCCGTAGATGAGATGCAGCTTGTAGCCGTGATCCTGACCGTCGACATCGTTGCCGACCAGCGACCGGTAGACCAGACCGAAGGGACGACGTCCCTGCTGTCCGACTGCGACTCCCGCTGCGGAGACGTCCAGGCCGTCGTTCTGGGCGAACTCGTCCGGGTAGGTGAACGCCTCGATCGTGCCGCCGAACTCCTCGGCCGACAGCAGGTTCACGTAGACGGTGTTGTCCGCGTACTGCTTGTTCGACTCCGCTCCCGAGGGCGACTCGGTGACGGTCGTGAGCCCGTTCCACGGAACGCCGTCAGCGTAGGCTCCCGTTTCGTCGAGCTGGTACAGGACTCCGTGATCGACGCCGGTCTCGTAGAACCGCTCGCCCACGTTGTCCCAGGTGATCTGGGTCATGCTGAAAGGGCTCCTTTTCAGAAGTAGAGGTCGAAGACCCAGTGGTTGAGTTCGTCCGCTGTGTAGAAGCGCACAAAGGCACACAGCGGAAGCTCTTCCACCTGATCTGGCAGCGTGCTGTCTGGGTCGTGGTCGATGACCGTAACCATGTATCGCTTGGCGAATCGATACAGACCGTTGTCCGCATGGTCCACCGAAGACGCATCTCGTGCATAGAGAAGGCACGGGTACTGCATCTGCGTATTCGGAGGGGCCTGAAAGTAGACGTGGGGTGTGATCTCCAACAGGCGATTGTGTAGGTCAAGGCGTTGGCCCATTGTACACCTCTCCCAGCTGAAGGATCAGGCGGGGAGCCTCGACCGCGACATCAGTCACAGTCCAAAGCTGCCCCGCCCATTCCACGTAACGAATGGCGAGAAAGTTCTCACGTGCGTAAGAACTCGCCACGATGCTGATCGAGTTTCCGACCGACAGGTTTGGGTTCACACCCTCGCCTTGGTGTAGCAGTCTCCTATTTTGAACGACGTCGCCATAGAAGCTGTACTCCGTGATTTGGTCGGTGAACACGCCCGGCGTGGTCTCTACGGACTCACCGAACCCGACCCGCCCGTGGAACTTCGCCATGGGTCAGGTCAGCGAACTACGCGCCCGCCGTGCCGCGGAAGGTCCACTCGTCCTCGACGTTGTTGTCGAAGAAGTAGCCCGCGTTCGGGACGGCGTAGATCGTGAGGTCGACGCCCTCGTCGACGGAGTACGGGGAGCCCGCCGCCGTCACGGCCGCGTTGGTGTCGCTGCGGCGGTAGGTGACGCCGGTGGTGTCGACGACCGTGAACGCCGAGGCGTCCGGGTCGAACGTCGGCTCGGCCGGGGTGACCAGGCTGGCGCCCGCCGCGGCCTGCCGGATGACCAGTGCGGACCGGATCTTGGTCAGCGCGCCGCTTGAGCGAGCCTCGATCAGGTACTTGTACTGGTTGTAGTCGATGTCGAAGTCGTCGAAGAACGACACCTCGCCACCGCGGTCCGCGCCGACCGTGTAGTCCTGGAGGTTGACGACGATGCCGACCAGGTCCGGCTCGTCCTCCATGACCTCGACGGTCACGACCCGAGAGACGCCGAGCTCGGCGGCCAGGTCGGTCGCCGTGCGGTAGAAGCGGCGGCCCTGCGTGTCGCGAGCCAGCAGCATCTGCGTCATGACGGGCAGCGTCGTGTAGAACGTCGGGAGCCCGGAGCCCTTGTAGAACCGCATCGACTCGAGGATCTTGTCGACGAGGTCCGTCTTGCGCAGGTCGCCGTCGACGTCGATCGTGATCGTCGCGGCGTAGAGGTCGTCGTCGTTGGCGATCGAACGGATGCCCGCGCCGTCGGTGGCGCCCGCCGGGTCACGGACCTTGTCCTCGTCGTCGATGTCGCGCCCGTCGCCGATGAGGATGGCCCTCGCGAGCTCCTCGTCGAGCATGAGCCGCATCTCGGCCTTGAGCCAGAGGACGACGTCGAAGTCCGTGATGTCGACGATGTCGTCACGGTCGAGCTTCTGCTTCTTGTAGATCGTGCTCGGCGTCGTGACACGCTTCATCAGGCCGAAGAACTCCTCCTTCTTCAGCGTGCCCTTGATGTAGCCCTTGGCCCGCGCCTCGGCGTGGGTGATGTCGGCCGTGATCGACTTGATCCGCGAGAACGGGCTCTTGCGGACCGAGTTGAGGACGTCGGCGACCCACTCGGTGCGCCGCGAGTCGAACTCGGGCGTGTCGGTGATCGTCCGCGCGTCCGGGAACAGCGTGTCGATGCTCTCGATGCCGTGCTTGAAGGCGTAGTCCTCCACCGCCTCCTTCAGCGAGCCGCGCTTGACGGCGTCCTGGGCGATGCCGCGCATCGCGTCGTGCGAGAGCACGTGACGGGGCGCGCTCTTCTGCTCCCCCTTCGCGGTCTCGAAGACGTTGCGTCCGCTCATCTCGTTCTCGTCCTTGTCCTCGTGGGTGATGACCTCCTCGTCGGAGGCGCCGGTCTCGGTGGTTTCGCCGTCACCGCTGGAGTGCTCGGCGTCTCCGCTGCTGTCCTTGTCCGCCAGAGCCGCGCCCACCATGTAGTGGACGACCTCCTGCTGCTCCGGAGTCATGGACTCGTAGACGTCCTGGACGGTGACCTCGCCGTCGCCCTCGCCATCGGCGTGAGCGGCAGCGGTCTCGGTCTCCTGCTTGTCCTCGGTCGTCTCGGTCTTGGTCTCGACGGCGGAGCCGTCTGCGTGCTCGAGCTCGAGGCCGGTGTAGATAATCGCCTCGTCGGCGACGATGTCGACCTCTCCGTCAGCGTGCGCGATCTCGATGTTGTCGATCAGAGCGCCGGGGTTGGCGCCTGCCAGGACGAGCGAGACCTCGCGGATGATCCCGTGAGAGACCTGCTTGGCCCTCTCGACGAGCGAGTTTGCGAAGATCGACAGTGCCGAGATGTCCTCGTGCTGCACCAGCGACTTCGCGTGCTGGCCCTGGACCGTCTCGTTGAAGAACCCGTAGATGTACGGACCCTCCGAGCGGTGCTCCAGGACTCCGTGCCCGAGGACATTCTCGGGCGAGTTGTGGCCGTGCTGCCAGACGAGCGGGAGGCGATCCCCGTCCTGGCCCTCGAAAGCGCCGTGGAGGATCGTCCTGCCGTCCGAGCACTTCAGCCCGTACTTCGAGGCCCATCCGCTGAAGTCCGGCTTCTTGTCGGACGTGACGGGGGCCGCGTGCATCAGGCTGTTCTCCGGCGAAGAGTCACCGAAGTCCAGTCGGGACTTTGCTCCCATTTTGACTGTTCCTTTCCTCTTTTGGATCTTCGGCGCTCTTAGAGCGCAGCTAGCTTCTGTTTGGCGACTGCGAGCTGCCCGCGAACCTTGGACGCCAGTGCCTTGAGATCCTTGATGTGCATCTCATTCGGCTTCTGACTCGACCCCTTCTTTGCGGAACCACTGCCGCCAGACTTGTTGCTGGCTTGCTTCGCCTTGTTCTTCAGCTGTTGACTGTGAGACTTCCGATACTTCTTGGCGTCGCGAGCTGCTTTGGCCTTTTCGGCCGCCGTCTGCGGTTTGTTTTTCTCCTTGGCCGCACGCTCCTTCTTAGCTGTCGACTTGGCCGACGCTTGATCGCGCTTGAGGACGGCTTCTTTCTCCTTGATGAGATTTTCGAGCTCTCGGAGTTTCTTGCTCAGACTGGTGATCCGAGCCTGTAGCTCCGCCTTCTGTCTTGCCCGGGCAGCGCCGGTTCGTTGCACAGACCCTCGACCTCTACCGATCGGAACCAGAGCTGTTCGACCCCTGTGCCGACCTTTGAGATGCTTGTGCGCCTCGTAGTACTGATGGGCCTTGACCGGGTCGTATCGGTTGCGTACGGCTTCGCCGATCCCGCCCAGATGCAGCAGTTGGTTGAGCTCCTCAGGTGTGGGTGACCGAAGCATCATCCACCTGCCAGTGCTGCGTCGACTTCAGCACTCGTCTGATCAAGCTGAGAGTTCAGCTGGTCCACTGCTGGATCCGGCTGATTGGTGATGTCCACCGCAGTGGAATCAATAGCGTTTGCGTTCGGGTCAACACCGGTGTCGGCTTGCGGCATGTTGGCGTTGATCAGCGCATCGGCCTTGGGCTCCGGCCGTGGCTTCATTCCGATGGCCTGTCGAATCTCGTTGGACGAGGTGATCTCGTTGCGAGAGAACTTGTCGGCGATGTCGGCGATTCCGCCTTCGCCACCAATCGGGACGAACTTGAACGGGTCCCGGAAATACATGATTGACTGGCCCTGCGTGCGTGCAGTCTTCGTAAGGAAGACTCGGATCATCGCCTCCACGATCGCATCGAGCATAGGCTCAACCGTTCGCGCGTAGTAGTTCAGCATGATCTTCTCATCAGCTGTGCCGTTCATGATCTCCGGCGTGAGACCCAGCTCGGCGTACAGCTGAGTCTTGAGTTCCTGAATCTGCGGCAAGAGATTGTTGTCCACAGAACGATTCAGCTGGATGACCTTCTCGGTTCCGTCCGTATAGGCAATACCGTATTGGCTGCCTTTGAGCTGGAACTCGATGTCCTTGCGCCGTTGCTCGGCTTGCTGTCGACGTGCTTCCGACTTGATCACGTAGGGGAGCTGGATGATCATGTCGAGCTTGCCCGCAGCAGACTGCTCGTCCATGTCGTCCAGAAGATTGAGTTTGCGAATCAGACGCTGAAGCGTCGAATTCGGCTCGTTCATCACCGAGTACAGTGGGTTTTCAACCACTGCCACCATCTTCTTGGGGAGTGTGATCTCTTCCCGCTGTCCGTTCGCCTCGTTGTAAAGCGAGACCCGAACATGCTGTGGATACCAGTCGGTGATGCGGCCGACCCGCATGGTCTGGATGTCGTATCCCCCGGTAGTCTCGGGAGACAGGGTGGTGTCCACGGGAACCACCGCCGCCACGCCTTCGTCAAGAACGGTCATGGC